CACCAACATCTGTCACAATCACACTTGCAGAGTACGGTAACTCAGTTCTCGTAACACGTGCGCTTGAACTCTTCTCACTCGCAGATGTTGACCCAGCAATTGCAAACATCATTGCATTCAACCTTGCTGACTCAATCGATTCAGTTGCAATGACAACACTTCGTGGTGGCTCAAACGTCATCTACGCAGGCGCAACTGCAACATCAACAGCAACAATCACAGCAGCAGCAACACTTGCATCTGCAAACGTTCGCAAGGCAGTTGCAAAACTCCGCGCTAACAAGGCTACAGGTCGCAAGGGTTCACTCTACTGGGCTGGTATCCACCCAGAAGTTTCACACGACCTCCGCGCTGAGACAGGTTCAGCAGGATGGCTCCTTCCAAACCAGTACGGTTCATCACAGGACCGCATCTGGGCAGGAGAAATCGGCACATACGAAGGTGCATACTTCGTAGAGTCTTCACGTCTCTACAATGCAACCGACGGTGCAGCATCTGCACGCAACTACCGCACAATCATCTGCGGTCAGCAGGCACTTGCAGAAGCAGTGGCAGAAGAGCCACACGTAGTCATCGGACCAGTAGTTGACAAGTTGATGCGTCACCGCCCAATGGGTTGGTACGGCGTACTCGGCTTTGCTCGCTACCGCGAAGAGGCACTATACCGAATCGAATCAGGTTCATCAATCGCTTAGTTGATTGACGGGTGGGGCTAGGGAAACCTAGCCTCATCAGTAAGTTCACTAAGGAGAACAATGACAACTTATACATTCAGAGGACCTACTGTTGAAGAAGGTCCAGCAGGCGGTCATCGACTCTTCTACTTCTATAGACTCAAGAAGGGTATTACTGTCGTCAAGTCAGGTGCCACCTACTCAACCTTGAGATATGCGGTGGACGAAGACCTTCTCGACTACGACGTAGTTTATCGTGGCGGGTATGACTACACAGTAAGTGAAGCAACAAAGGCTGAGTTAATCGCTGCAGGTGTTGGCGTAACAGAGGCAAACTTTACAGCACAGTAGGGGACACAATGAATCTACACCAGTTACAAAAGCATCCTGAGTATGTCGAAGGTTGCTTTGGTTGCAAGATAGGAACTCTTGAACTAGGTACGGGTGATGCAACAAGAGACATTCCAGATAAGAAATGGAACTCTGAGTTGCAGGCTTACCGAGATGCAAGAGCACAAGGGATTCAACCAGCAGGCACTACACGTGCCCACGTTGAAGCAGCATACGAAGCGTCAGCAACATTGGGCAAGGCGTACAACTCTGAGACAATGCCAAAGACAAAAGATATAAACAAGAAGACAACCGAAGTACTCAAGGAAATAGGAGCAGTATAATGCCACAGGTAGGCAAGAAGAAGTTCCCATACACAGCAGCAGGTAAGAAGGCAGCAAAGAAGGCTGCATACAAGATGGGCGAAAAGATGGAGTCCAAGGCTGAGAAGATGATGGAAGCCAAAAAGGGTATGAAGAAGATGGCAAAGAAGAAGGCTAAGTAATGCCAAACCCTAAACCACCTGTCAAGATTTCTCCTAAGTTGACAGTAGAACAGCGCAGGGCACAAGACCGTGCCCGCATTAAGAAGTTGCAAGAAGCAGAACGTGCACGTACAAGTCCATCAATGATGACTCCAGCACAGAAGGCTGCATTCCTAGAGCAAGGAAGAATGGGCTACTAATGAAAGCCAAGAACAAGGTCGCCAAGGTTATGGGCGAGTTCAAGCGTGGAACTCTTCACGCAGGCAAAGACCCTAAAGGTCCTAAGAAAGCAAAGATTGTTAAGAGCAAGAAGCAGGCTATTGCTATCGCACTAAGCCAAGCGGGAATGTCAAGAAAGAAAGGTCGCTAAAATGCGAAGAATGACACGTAATGAGGATTACCAGAACCGACGCAGTTGGCTTATCGATACAACCGAAACTGCCGCAGATAGAGTAGAAACAAAACGCGAAGTAAAAAAACTTGATAGGGCTATGAACTGGGCATCACGCTCATCTGCTGGCTTGCAAGGCAAGGCTGGCAAATCCGTCAACGTAGTTTACAAGACTTACTAAGGATTACTAATGGCAGACCCAAGACTAAAGCGAGCAGGAGTATCGGGCTTCAACAAGCCAAAGCGTACACCTAACCACCCTAAGAAGTCACACGTTGTTGTGGCTAAAGAGGGAGACAAGGTTAAGACTATTCGCTTTGGTCAACAGGGCGTTACTGGAGATAAGACTCCAACAGCCCGTCAGAAGTCATTCAAGGCACGCCACAAGGCAAACATTGCTAAGGGTAAAATGAGTGCAGCATACTGGGCAGATAAGGTGAAGTGGTGAAGAAGAAAGCATTCTGGGATACAAAGAACCCAAAGAAGACATCTAAGAAACTTACCCCTGCACAGAAGTCGGTAGCCAAGGCTCGTGCCAAGGCAGCAGGTCGACCTTATCCAAATCTGATTGACAATGCAGCGGTAGCAAAGAAAAAGAAATAAACAAAGGTGGGGACAATGCAAGAGACAGTATCAATCGCCTGGTGCGATAACGGAAACGTAGACGGAAAATTTATGCAGGGAGTTGTCGATGTAATCCTAAAGTCTGGGGTTACATTCGACACTTCACTGCGTAGTCAAGGCAACCAGATTGCCCGCCAGCGTGAGAAGGTAATTAACTACTGGTACGAGCAAGGCAAGACAGACTGGCTACTCTGGGTTGACTCAGATGTAGTTATCAGTGTCGATAAGTTTAAGTTACTGTGGGACAACAAGGATGCTGTAGAGCGTCCGATAGTTTCTGGTGTGTACTTTACAACAGATACACCTGAAGAGCCATTGATGATTCCAATGCCTACCATCTACGAGTTCGGCGAAGCCGACGGTGTGGTAGGTATCAAGAGAGTTCATCCAATGCCTGAGAACAAACTAATCAAGATTGGTGCAGCAGGAATGGGATTCGTCCTAATGCACCGCAGTATCGTAGACCGCATTCGTGAGGTACTACCTGAGGCTCCGTTCTTTACCGAAGTCGGAGTGGGTAATACTTTTATGGGTGAGGACATTTATTTCTATGCAGTGTGCGACAAGGCTGACATTCCAGTTTACTGTCATACAGGTGCAGTAGTTCCGCATATGAAGCGGTTCTCATTTGATGAGCATTACTACAAAGCCTTCTTTGGTGGAGTAGAAAAGCAATCTAACTTGGTATTACCAAAGCGATATAAGAAGGGTTAACAATGGCACTAGGCAAAGCAGGCAGCAGCCTTACGGCAGAACTTAATAGGCTGGCTGGAACGACAGGACTTGATGAACAGGGCGCTGCTAATGCCTGGGCTGGAACCACTGGACTCGCAACTGTAGGGGCTTTGAACATCAAGGCTCAAGCAGCACGTACACGGGACAAGTTTAAAGACATTGATGGAATCTGCAACGAACTTGCTGGTACATCTGGATTAGCAGCACCCGCTGCGTTAAGGAGCATCAACGCCCAATGACAACTACCCTCACTAATATGATTGATGAAGTGCTTGTCAATCTTGCAGGATACACATTCCAGCAAGATAGAAGTACTTACCTTACAACAGCAGTCACCACGACTACATCAACAAGTGCTTCACCTCTTGTCCTTAGCCTAGGGTCAACCGACTCGGTAGGTAAGGGTATCCTTGAGATTGATGAAGAACTTCTTTGGGTAGATTCATTTGACCGCGTTGCTAATACTGCAACAGTATCTCCTTACGGACGTGGCTACCTAGGCACAACTGCAGCCACTCACGCTGCAGATAGCAAGGTAACTATCTCACCTACCTTCCCACGCTTTAGCGTTAAGCGAGCAATCAACGATACTATCCGCTCCCTTGGAGCAAACATCTTTGCAGTAAAGACAACAACATTTACATTTAATGCCGCTGTGTCTACTTACGCTTTTGCTAACTTGAATATCAAGAATATCTTGACACTTAGTTGGCAGGATATTGGACCTACCAAAGAGTGGGTTCCACTGCGTCGTTGGGACTTTGATGCAGTAGCAAATCCTGAGGCATTCGGTTATGTCACAGGAACTGATACTGTACAAACAGTCACATTGGGCGAAGCCCCTATTTCTGGTCGTACGGTCAAGGTCATCTATGCAACTGACCCTAATCCATTTACAGCAAACACAGATGTGTATACAACTGTAACTGGACTACCAGAATCAACGCGGGACGTGGTAGTTCTTGGTGCAGCATATCGACTACTCTCATTTCTTGACCCAGCACGTGCTGCTCAGGTTAGCCCACAGGCTGATGAGACAGATGCTAAGCGCCCATATGGTGCATCACAGAGTGCGACTAAGCAACTCTATGCGCTCTACACACAGCGTCTTAACGAAGAAACAAAATCTCAACAGGCAAATTACCCAATTCGTGTTCACTACTCCCGCCGATAAGGACCAGCAATGACAACTAGAAAATACTCATCTCGCTCTCAGCAGACAACGCTGACTGGCGCACTCACATCATCTGGTACATCAGCAACTGTTGTATCAGGTACAGCGTTGCTCGGTGGTGTAACCATCTCTGCAGGTGAAACCTTTACGGTTGTTATTGACCCAGACACGGCGCTTGAAGAAATTGTAGATGTCACGGCGGTTAGCACTAATACACTAACCATTACCCGTGGCATCGATGGTTCAACTGGTCAGGCTCACTCTGCTGGCGCAGTAGTTCGTCATATGGCTATCGGTAGAGACTATCGTGAGGCTAACACCCATATTGAAGCGACTACAGGACACGGCGCGACTGGTGCTGTGGTCGGTACAACCAACACTCAGACCTTGACCAATAAGACTTTAACTAGCCCAGTGCTAACAACCCCAGCACTTGGCACGCCATCTGCTGCAGTACTCACCAATGCAACTGGACTCCCACTAACAACTGGCGTAACTGGAACTCTTCCAGTAGCCAACGGTGGAACTGGTGTTACAACATCAACTGGCTCAGGAGCCAATGTTCTTGGAACCAGCCCAACCATTGCTAGCCCGACCATTACTGGTACTGGAACTATTGCAGGTACATTTACTGGAAACCTTACTGGTAACGTAACTGGTTCATCTGGTTCTACAACAGGTAATGCAGCAACAGCCACAGCACTTGCAACAGGACGTACATTCCAGTTGACTGGAGATGTCGAGGCAAGCGGAGTTACATTTGATGGTACTGGCAATGTAAACCTTACAACAACAATCGGTACTGGTGCAATCGTAAACGCAGATGTTAATACTTCTGCCCAGATTGCCTATGGCAAGTTGGCTCTTACCAATGGTATCGTTAATGCTGACATCAACGCATCTGCTGCAATTGACTGGTCAAAGATTGCTCCGTCATCAACAGTATCCACAACTGAACTCGGATACCTTGACGGTGTTACCTCTGCTATTCAAACTCAGATTGATTCTAAGTTGGCAACTAGCACAGCAGCAAGCACCTATGCTCCACTTGCTAGCCCAGCGCTAACTGGCACACCAACAGCCCCAACTGCTACAGCAGGTACTAACACTACTCAGGTTGCTACTACAGCATATGTTGGAACTGCAATCAACAACCTAATCGATGGTGCTCCATCTACTCTTGATACCCTTAATGAGATTGCTGCAGCCTTGGCTGACACAGCAAACTTCTCAGACACAGTAGTACTTAAGTCTGGTAGCACAATGTCTGGTGCTCTCAATATGGGTACAAACAAGATTACATCTCTTGGAACCCCAACAACATCTACCGATGCTGCAACTAAGGGATACGTTGACACAGTAACAGTTGCCCCAAGCAACTTGACTGGTCCAATCACCTCTGTGGGTGCAGCAACTGCGGTTGCAGCCCAGACTGGTACTGGTTCAACATTTGTAATGCAGGCTAGCCCAACTCTTACCACTCCTGATATTGGAGTGGCTACTGCTACATCCATCAATGGAACAACGATTCCATCAAGCAAGACTTTGGTGGCTACAGATTCCACCCAATATGTAGTTCCTTCACAGACTGGTAATGCTGGTAAGTATCTCACCACAGATGGAACAACTTCATCTTGGGGAAGCGTGTCTGGTTACTCCGCTCCAACACTTGGAAGCACAAGCATTGCATCAGGTGCAACAGTAACTACAATCAGTGCTTTGACACTTAACAATGCAAGCCTTACTGGAACACTTACCGCAGGTGGAACAGCAGGAACAAATGGATATTACCTACAAACAACAGGCACAGGTGTTCAATGGGCACCAGCAGCCTCTGACACTACAGCCGACATCTTTATGATGATGGGCGCTTAACCAACTACTAAGGAGAAACACAAATGGCAAAAAAGGTTCTTGGGCAAGTTAACCCATCAGCGACAACAGCAACAACCTTGTACACAGTACCATCAGCAAAGTCAGCAGTCATCTCATCTTTGACTGTCTGCAACACCGCATCTACTGCAGCAACATTCCGTATTGCAGTACGCCCCGCTGGTGCTACTCTGGCTACAGTTCACTATGTAGCCTATGACGTTGCAGTAGGTGCTGCAGACACAACAGCCCTCACACTAGGTATTACCCTTGCTACCACAGACGTGGTTACAGTGTATGCATCAACTGCAAACATTGTATTCCACGCATACGGAGACGAGTCCTAATTGGCTATAACTAGAGCAACAGCCTCTAGTGTTATCCAGGGGCTTCCTAAACGTAAATCCGTACTAGCGGATAATCTACCTATTCTCGCTGGCAGTTATGAGTCTATTGCGACAATAACGGTGGGGTCTGGCGGACAGACTCCTGTTACTTTTAGTAATATTCCATCTACCTACAAACACTTGCAATTGCGTATATTTGCAAAAACAAATACTGCACCAAATTTTTACGACACAGTTGTAATGCGGTTCAATTCTGATACAGCATCAAATTACTCATATCATTTTATTGAAGCATATAATTCTACTGTTAGCAGTCAAAACGCAACGAGTATGGGTTTTATGCAGTTTTATTCAATTGGTGGTAATGCTAATTCAAGTTATTTTGGAGCGCAGATTATTGATATTCTTGACTATGCAGATACGAATAAGTATAAAACAGTAAGAGAACTAGGTGGATTTGATGGTAATACATCAGGTGGTTCACTTTATTTTGGGTCTGGAAATTGGCGCTCAACATCAGCAATAACATCTATAAGTCTTTCTAATAGTCAGACATTTTCTCAATATTCATCATTTGCGCTTTATGGAATACGGGGGTAGGCAATGCCACAGACATATGTTCCTATTGCTTCTACAACAATTTCTGGAAGTAGCACAACATCTGTTAATTTTGGTTCTATTAGTTCTAGTTATACAGACCTAGTATTTGTTGTAAGCACTAGAGATAACCGTCCTTCTTCGGTTGATGATGGGCTTTCTTTTAGAATTAATGCAGATACTGGTTCTAATTACAGTGAGACGTATGTATATGGAACTGGTTCTACAACAGCATCAAACCGTTCTACATCTATAACTTTTGGAAATGTTAGATACATACCTGGCTCAACAGCAACAACTGGTGACATAAGTACAACGGTTATTAACTTGATGAATTACTCAAACACAACAACTAATAAAACTATAGTTTCTAAATCTGGTTCTGGGTCGTCTACCATTTGTATAAATGTTCATTTATGGCGTTCTAGCACAGCAATTAACCAAATTACATTTTACGGTGGAAGTCCAACAACTGGTTATGTTTTTACTTCTGGCTCAACCTTTACCCTATACGGAATACAGGCGGCATAATGGCATTTACACATTCTTTTCTTGCCTCAAGTACCGTTGGTTCTGGTGGTGCAAGCACAATTACATTTAACAATATCCCGCAGAACTATACGGATTTGATTCTTAAGTTTTCTATTCGTACTGGAAGAACTGGCGCTACAGAAGATGCACTAAGAATAGTTTTTAATGGTGTTGGTGGCACCGCTTACACAACAAGAATTTTATATGGTTCTGGTACTGGAATTGCCTCAACAGTGTATTCTTCACAAGCATATTCTGTTAATTTTTCGGTTAATGATAATAGTTCAACATCAAGCGTTTTTGGTAATGGAGAACTATATCTACCTAACTATACAGTTTCTAGTAATAAATCATTCTTTTTAGACGCTGTTATGGAAAATAATGGAACAGCAGCAACTCACGGACTTAATACTGGACTGCTTTTAAACACAACAGCAGTTAGCCAAATAACTTTAACTGCTAACTCTGGTTCTAATTTTCTTCAATACAGCACTGCCTACCTTTACGGCATCCGAGCAGGAGAATACTAATGGCTATTACCAAAGCAACTAACGCTGGCTTTGCTAGCAATAAGTATAACAATGTATCGGCTGACAACTACTATATGGAGCCTATTGCCAAAACGCTGGTAGGGGTTGGTGGTGCATCAAGCATTACCTTTAGTAACATCCCACAAAACTATAAGCATCTACAGGTACGCTGCTTAGGCAGAACTACAGGTGCAGTTGATAATGACGTAGCGCTTTTGACATTTAATTCTGATACGGGAACAAATTATTCAGCCCACGACCTTAGAGGTAATGGTGGGGTAGTTGCAGCAGGTGGCTATCCAAGTCAAACTTCTATGTATCTTCAGAGATTTGCAGGTGGCAATCAAACATCAGGTATGTTCGGAGTTGTTGTTGCAGATATATTAGATTACGCCAACACTTCTAAATATAAAACACTTAGAGACATTGGTGGTTACGATTTCAATGGTACAGGAAACGCTTATCTAGCAAGTGGTTTGTGGATGAATACAAACGCGATTACCTCAATGTCAATGACACCCGCACAAGGCGGGGTCTGGGCGCAATACACACGCTTCGCACTTTACGGAATCCGAGGATAACTATGTCAAAGACAGCAACGTATGCGAAGATAGCCACTACCACGCTTGCTTCAACCGCAACTGAATACACATTTACTTCTATTCCTTCTACTTACACAGATTTGGTCTTGGTTGTTGCGGGTCAATCTGCATCTGCTGGGTCATCTGCTTTACGCGTAGGCAATGGAAGTATTGACACAGGCTCAAACTATTCATATACAAACCTAAAAGGCAATGGTACAACTGCAACATCTGCTAGGGCTTCAAGCATTACTCTCGGCTACATTGGAGAAATATACAGTTCTCAAACAGTAACTATTATTAACATTATGGATTACTCCAACACCACAACCTTTAAGACTTTTCTTTCGCGTTCAAATAACGCAGGTAATGCAGTATCAACGTGGGTTTCTTTGTGGCGTTCTACTGCAGCGATTAATCAAGTAAGGTTTCTATCTGGTGACACAATGCAAATAGGTACTACCCTTACCCTCTACGGAATCGAGGATGCAAAGTAATGCCACTTCAACTATATAAGATTGCATCCGTAGAAGTAGGAAGTGCTGGCTCTTCTAGTATTGATTTTAGTTCTATTCCTCAAGGATACACTGACCTAAAAGTTGTACTAAGCGGAAGAGCAGTTGCAACATCATCTTATCCAAATGTTCGCGTGCGTTTTAATGGAGACACTTCAACAAACTATCGTTGGCGTAGAATTTATGGTGATGGTTCAACCGCTACATCCGATAACAGTACAGGAGATAGTGGGGCACTTGTTGGACTTATTGCTGGGAGCAACGAGACAGCAAATACATTTTCTAACATTGAGTTTTATGTTTCTAATTATGTTGGGTCAAGCCAAAAGACTATAAGCGCAGACGCTGTATCTGAGAATAATGCAACCACTTCTTACTCTTATTTAATTGCTCCATTGTGGACTGGAACTGCAGCAATTACTTCAATGAGTCTTTACTCATCATACAACTTTGTACAATACACAACAGCAATACTCTACGGAATCCTTTAGAAAGGGAGACAAATGACAACAGCAATCGAAGTAAACTGCGAGACAGGCGAAGTCACAGAACGCCCTCTCACAGCAGAAGAAATCGCACAGCGTGAAGCGGATGCAGCAGCATTTGCTGCAGCAGAAGCAGAACGCGAAGCAGCAGCAGAAGCGCTTGCTGCACTTAAGGCATCTGCTAAGGCTAAGTTGGTAGCAGGAACACCACTTACAGAAGAAGAAGCAGCAACCCTAGTAATCTAATTTAATCTTTCTATCTAAGGAGTAACGTGGCTGGTCGCGACATAACAGACGGTAGAGCCGAACGCTCTATCGCAGTTGACGTTGGTGTAGTTTCATCTACAGCAATCTGGCAGAACACCGATATGTCTTACGACGTAGCCATTGGTGGACTCCCATTCTTCTATGCAATCAATGATGCACGCCCTTATATCCGTCAGACTGCACCATTCCGTAAGGACCAGTTCGACAACGGCAACGAGCCTGGCGAGCAGTCTCTGACTGGTTGGTGGATTCGTAGCCAAGCATCGTTCCACTCTGGTTCAGGCATCAAGTTCTTTGACCCTGCAACAACAGATGAGAATGGGCGCTATCGCTTTGCCGACTCCAAAGGTGTAGATGTATGGACCAAGGGACAGGTAACACTGCTTTCGTCCTGCACATCTACCCACGAAACCACTGGAACTATTGCTTCCAATGGTAGCGTGCAACAGCACGTACGCTCTATCAAGTGGAGCAACACCTCAGGTGTATTGCTACGCGATGAGTACGACGTAGATAAGATTGCGCTAGACGGCACAGTTACCCACTTCGTAGATTACAACTCAGGCACTGATGCTCCAGTCTTTGCTATGTGCGATGATGGAACATTTGCCTATTGGATTACCAATACAGCAACCAAGAAGACTGTATACAAGAAACCATTGACTGGCTCTTCTGCATCTACCGCCGACGTAGTAACTATGTTTGACGAGATTGGCGCAGTTGCAAACGCAACTATGGAATACGTCAAAGACCGTATCGTAATGTGTGCGGATAATAAAGTCTATGAGTTTTCAACATCAGCGACAGCAATGCCAAGTCCTGTATACACACACCCAACATCTAGTCACGTATACACATCCATATCAGCATCAGGTCCTGCTATTTATGTTGCTGGATACAACGGCATTCAGTCTACTATTCAAAAGTTCACACTATCAACTGCTGGAGTAATGCCTACTCTTACCTCAGCAGTAGTAGCAGCAGAATTACCAGTGGGCGAGATTGTTCATAGAATCTATTACTACCTTGGCTATATGATGATTGGCACCAACAAGGGTGTACGAGCAGCAGCAGTATCTGACCAAGATGGCTCACTCAACTATGGTCCGCTTATCGTGGAAACATCACAGCCTTGCTATGACTTTGCAGCCCGCGACCACTACATCTGGTGCGCTACTGGCGTAGATGGTGAGGCTGGAGTAATCCGCCTTGATTTATCTAACGAACTAGAAACCCTACGCTTTGCTTGGGCTAATGACTTATATATGGATGGTGTTACTGGTCGTCCAACAACTGGTTGTGCATTTGCTAATGGCACGGACCAACTTGTATTTGTTACAGCCAAGGCTGGTGGTACTAATGGTGCAGTTTATATTGAAAGCGCCAGCACCCTACGCACCTCTGGCTACATAACCACTGGCAACATTCGCTATGGAACTCTTGAACCCAAGAACTTTAAGCGTCTCCTTGGACGCGGTGACTTCTCATTCGGTTCAATGACTCTTGAGACTGTAGACAAAGATGGAACAGAGTATGACCACATTGCATACGACTCGTCCATTGACCCTATTGAAGTAACCACATCATCTCCCGCAACAGCGCAGGAATATGTAGCCTACAAGTTCATCCTCTATCGTGATGGCACTGATAGCACTAAAGGTCCTATCTTCAAGGGATACCAGGCTAAAGCAACTATTGCTACACCTCGTCAGAGAGTTATCCAGTTCCCTGTCTACTGCTATGACCTAGAGACAGATAGATATAACTCAATGATTGGATACGAAGGTAAGGCTTTTGAAAAGATTCTTGCACTTGAAGACATTGAAGAATTGGGTGATGTACTCACCTGGCAAGACCTAACTACTGGCGAATCTCGTCAAGCAGTTATTGAACAAGTATCTTTCCAACGTGCTACCCCACCAGATAAGCGATTCTCTGGATTCGGTGGCGTAATTCAAGTAACGATAAGGACGGTGTAATGTCTGCAACAGAATGGGCAGGCTTTGCCGTTGCCGTTATGACACTACTTGCTGGGTTTACAGCAGCAATCAGATGGTTAGTACAGCACTACTTAGCAGAACTTAAACCGAATGGTGGCAGTTCTATGAGGGACGCAGTTAATATCAACACCGAACGATTGGACCGAGTTGAACAACGCGTTGACCAGATTTACCTCATCCTCTGCGAGAGCAACAGGAAGTAAGTTAGCAGTATTCTTTTTAGTTTTAGGTACGTCATTCTTCTGGAGTCCAACAGCACAGGCAGCAACTGCATACGCTGATGTGACTTGTGCTAATCAAGAAGGAACTCAACAGACATACCAAATTGGGTGGGATAATAGCAATCAGTTCTTTGCTAATAGAGGATACATTCCTAGACTATTTTGCGAAGGTGGCTATGCACCTCCAGGATTTACTATCTATGTAAGCGATAATCTTGCTGATAGTTCTACTGGTTACTACAATGGAACAGTACCTGAACCTACTCCAACAGTTACGCCTGGTCCAAGTCCTTCTCCAACTGAGACAGTGACTGCATCACCAAGTCCAACTGAGAGTACAACAGTTTCCGCTTCGCCTGAGCCATCTCCAACTCCGTCTGAGTCTCCGAGTCCTCAACCAGATACGAATACTGTATCCACAACTCCAACTCCGACTCCAAGCGAGAGCGCAACAGTAGCAACAGAGACTGTAACTGCAACAAATCCAGAGACATCTACTGCTCCCTCTGATACATCAACTGTGACAACGGAACCAGTGCAACCTGCACCTGAACCTGCGCCGAGTATACCTACTCCGCCTCCAACAGTGGAACCTGAACCAACTCCCGCACCTGTGGCTCCAACACCTCAACCTGAGCCTCAACCTCAACCAGCGCCTGCACCTGCACCGCAGCCAGTGCCTGTTGAGCAGCCTGCTCCCACCCCTGTTGAACCTCCACCTCCAATTGCTGAAGAGCCTCCTGAGGAACCCCCAGTTCCAGTAGAGGAACCTCCTGCTGTGGAAGAAGAGCCTCCGCCTGTTGCGGAAGAGCCACCAGTTGTTGAAGAGCCAGCGCCTGACGTTGAACCTTTACCACCTCTTGTTGAAGAAGAACCGCCTGCTGTTCCAGTTGAGGAAGCCCTTGAGGAACAGCCTGAACAAGAGCCTGAGCCTTTACCTGAGCCAGTCGCAGAACCTGCGCCAACATCTCAGCCTGATATTTCATCAGAACCTCCTAGTGTATCTAGCGTTAATCTAGAAAGTCTAGCACCTGATACACCTGTTGCACTGGACAACGGCGTAGTTGTCACAGCAGAAGTCGCAATCGCAGTGGCTTTACTACAAGACCCAGGTGAATTGCTACAAGAATTATTTACTGACCCAGGTGCAGCAATCGCTGCTCTAGGTAGCGTAGGTGCAGACCTACCACCAGATGTACGTGAGACAGCCGAAGAGGTAGTCGTATCCGCCATCATCGCAGGGGGCATAGCAACACAAGCAGCAGCATCCGCTGCAGCAACCGCAGCCTACAGGAGAAAACCTTAATGAAGAAAATCTTTTCCGATATAGCAAATCAACTATGGACACTCCTTGGAATGTTCGTTGCTTGGGTAGTCCTTGAAGGCTCAGCCAAGACAGTAGTTGGTTACTCAATTGTTATCTGTCTAGTTATCTGGACAGTTACTTTCAAACTACGTAACCTGAAGGACGATGAATAATGGATACATTCAAAAATGTAATGATGAGAATCTTTGCTGTAATTGCAGCAGAATCTCTCGGAGTTAT